GGGCGCCGGGACTAAACCGGCCCCCGTCAAAGGAACCGGGGTCGACGTTTCGCCGCGTCGCGTTCTGTTCTGTTCTCGAGCGGCCTTTGTGGTCGGTGTGGTCCGGTTCTTTCGTGCCTTTAGTGCGTTGCCGAGGCGGGCGCCGTCCCGACTGTTACAAGAGACGCAGGCCGGGCGAAGGTTGTCGAGTTCGTCGGTTCCACCTAACGCGACCGGGATGATGTGGTCGACGCTTTCGGCTGGCTTGCCGCAACGATGGCAGGGGGGAGGGTTCTCGAGGGTACCCCCGTAGACCCCGTAGACCCTCGTTTTGACTCTCGGGCCGTAGCCCCTATTAGTCGCCATTAGTTACCTGGCTGGAGGTTGTGCGGCCTTGTGGCGTCCGCTCGAGTCTTGCTTCCATTACCAGGGCGAAGAGGAGGAGGATGAAACCGGCGACGAGTAAGGCGAGAGCGAAGATCCAGCGGGAAGGCCCGAAGGGTTCAGAAGTAGGGGTCACGTTCATCCTCCGCGCTGTTTATCTCTTCGAGGTGATGCCATATGGCGGCGACGGTTCCGATTGTTTCGAGGTAGGTGGGCCAGGTTGGGTCTGATGAGGTTGGCCTGAGTTGCTCGAGGTCGGTTCTTAGTTCTTCGCAGAGGCGTGAGATTGCGAGGAGGCGTTGTGTGTCGTTCACTTGAGTTTCTCCCGTAGTTCTTGGATTTCTCCACGGATTTGGTTTCGTACCGCTTGAGGGACGCGGTTCTCTAATGGTTCACTAATGGTTCGGGTAGCAGACTGCGACCCCGTGGCGAGCGGTGTGCGACCCCGCGGGTGTGGTGTGCGACCCCGTGACTCCGACGAGGTGGCAGAGGGCGACCCCGTAGAGGGTTCTTTGTGGGCGGTCCTGTGGATAACCGGCGCCATCTTGAGGCGGTAGCGTTTCGTCATTCGGTCCGACCTAATCCCGGCCCACCCTGAGGCCTCCAGTAGTTCGGCGGCGAGTAGGTCGGCGATAGCGCGGCGAACGGTTGAGGGGTGGAGTTCGGTTGCCCTGGCGATCCAGCCGACCGACGGCCAGGCGGCCGACTCGTTTTCGTTGTACCGATCGGCGAGGGCGAGAAGGACCGCCTTACGAGTCGGAGATCCCGTTTCCACGGTGAGGGCCCAGGCGAGGGCGTGGATACTCATTCGGTCGCCTGTTCGGTTTCGTGGCGGAACGTATTCGGGAACCTGGGGCCTCGAGCCTTGTAATAGGTCCAACACGCTGAGGAGCATTGCCACGTTTTCCCGTCGCGTATGTGGCGGCCTTCGACGTAATTAGAGACCCGACCGCAATAGCAATACGCGAGGAGATAATCGCCGTCCGGTTTCCTGGGCGTCGAGGTCATGACCGGGCCTCCCATTCGCGTACCCATTCGCGGTAGTCGGAAAGGACGCCGGAACATTCGGCGCCGTGAGCGCCGGAGTCGACGAGGGTGAGGAATAGGGCACTAGAGAGGCGTTGTGTCCATTTGTCGAGGTCGTCGGCGAGACGCTGGGCCTTGGCGAGTTCCTCGGCGTAGAACTGGCGTTGTTTTGTGAGGTGTTCGATTTCGTGATCGATTGCTGCGAGGTAGTTGTCACTCATTGGGAGAAACCTTTCGAGAGGAGGAGTACCGATACGGATGCGGCGGCGACGATGAGGGCGAGGATTCGGGCCGCGTTCATTCGGTCGCCTCCTCGAGGACGGCGCGGGCCGCTTTGAGTCCGGCGGCGTGATCCGCCTGGGGGCTCTTGAGCGGGTTGGCCGGTCGTTTCCCTGTCGGTTCTGGAGTAGTAGCGGTGAGGTGTTCGGCGACGTTCTCGCACGCTTCGAGCCGGTGGGCGTCGACGTGTTCGGGATCGTCGGGCAATACCAGGGCCCAGGCTTTCCGGGCGGCGTTCTGGTCGCCATGAGCGGCGGCGAGGACACGGCCCTTCGCTTCGGGTTTCGGTGTCCCGACTCCTGGGCGCCTTGCTTCGACCTCTTCGCTCGAGGCAATGGAACGGTTCACGGCGATCCCGGCGAGACCTAACGCGCGACCTACCGCCGAGGTTTCCGCGTTCATTGCTTCGGAGTCTCGGGTGTAGGGCGTTTTGCCTGGGTACGGTTCCCAGGCGCACGCGACACAAGGCCGAGGGTCGTCCTGGTCACGCCATACGAACGCGCGTGATTCGAGGAACGTTCGTTCTCCGATGGTGACGACCCGGGGCGGGTCTGTGTGGATACGGCCGCCGGGGTTGTCGGCGTAGAAACGGGTAATGCGTTCGGCCACGGGGACGTATTTGTCGAGTGAGAAGTCAGAACCCAACGGGCACCCCCATAAGCCACTCAATCGTGCCGCCGAGGAGGAAACACGCGATAAGGATGAACACGGTTTCTCCTGTCGTCATCGGTCGACCTCCTCGAGGGTTGTGAGTTGTCGGTGTCCGGTGTCGGTGAGTCTCCAGGTGAGGGCGGGGGAGCCGGTGTCGGTGATTCCACGCCCTGCGCGTTCCACTAGACCGGCGGTTACGAGTTCGCCGCGACGTTTCGCCGCTGACCCTCTGAGGAGTCCGGTGTAGTGGGAGAGTTGGCAGTCAGTAGCGGAACCTAAGACGGCCAGGGTCTCGAGGATGGCGCGACGACCTGAGGAACGTCCGACCGGGTTCGCCGTGGCGGCCTGGTGTGAAGTTGCCGGGTCTGTAGGTCGGGCGCCTGGAGTGTCGAGGAAGGTGAAGAGGTCGAGCTGGTCGGTCACGGCGTGACCTCTTTTCTCGAGGCCTCGAGCCATGCGGCCCAGACTGTGACGGCGTAGAGGGCTCCTGAGACGTCTTCACGTTCCAACGCGGCCCGAAGGTCGCGGGCGGAACTGAGGGCGTGCGCGTATGCGGTCGCTGGAGCAATGCGCGACCTGAGGGCCGCGTCCATTATTTCTCTACGTAGTCGTCGATTGAAAGAAACGAACCCAACCGGTCCCCGTAGAGGTCGAGGATTTTTCGGAGGGTGGTTATTCGAGGATCGGCCTTACCGTTCTCGATTCGCTGGAGAGTGTTCCGGCCGATTCCGGCGAAGGCGGCGGCGTGCTCCATTGAAAGTTTCGCGTCGAGTCTTGTTTGTTTCAGGGCTCGAATATTTACGATCCCGCGTAGCACCGCGTGACAACGCGGAAAGTATTCGTCGAGCGGTGACTCGGCCACTTGAGTCCCCCCGGACCGCTCTACGCGCTGACGCGTAGACGATAGGAGTTTCTCGTGTGGGCGGCCAGTCGTGACCTGGTCGGACATTGGTTAGCCTTTCGGGAAGGGACCGGGCGACGGGTGTCGACCGGGCCGGTTTCCTTTGGGCCCTTGGGATTCTCTCAACTTTACATAACGAGGAGAGTAGGCCGCCCCCCGTAATGGGGGAGGGGCTAGGGCCTTCGAGTTACCGGCGGAGTTTTTTTATCACAACCGAACGCGATCGTGGGGGATCGTTCACCGCCCCCGTTTAGTGCGGCGCTCCCTTAGGGCAACGGCGACAAGAACGGCGGACAAGCCGACCACAAGCACCGGTACGAATAACGGCCCTAATAGATCCCGGAAAAACTGCTCGACGGTTTCCCCCATACGTGGAGGCTAGGGCATAGAGACCGGGCTCGAGGGTGTTACGCGTGAGGGCATTACTGCCCCGCCGATTGCTCCGGCGGCGGTTCCGGCGATGGCCCAGAGGGCGGAGGCGTCGGAACCTGACGAGGTGACGAGTGAGCCGGAGACCAGGGCGGCGACGGCGATGAGGGCGAGGGAGATGGTTGCGGGGAGAGTGTTCACGGTTTGCCTTTGTGGTCGTCGAGGTGGGCCTCGAGGGTGCGGGTGATTGTTCTGAGTTGCTTTGTGTGTCGTTTCAGGGTTGCGGCGTTTTGTTTGTGTTCGTCGGTGTTGAGCCGGCGTGTTTTTCGTGATTGCCAGACAACGGCGAACGTCGACGCGCAAGCCATGACGAGAGCGGCGGCGATCCCTTCGAGCATTTCAACAACCGTTTAGTGCTCGTAGGTCGTTCACCCGAAACCAATCGCACCACGTAGAGGCGCCGGGTGAGGTCTGCCATGAGCCCCATAGTTCTCCAGTAGCGGCGAGGGTCACGGTGAGGCGACCGTCTGGGGCTTTTTCGGCGTAGAGGTTCGATCCGGCGATTCCGCCTTTTAGTTCTGTCCAGGGTGCGAACTTTCCGCCTGGCTTTGAGGAGGTTGAGGCGACTACCTGGCCGCCATCGGTGAGGGCTATGAAGGTGTCTCTTCCGTCTGTGTTTGTGAGATGGAACATTTCTTTACCTTTGTTCGTGGCCGGTGTTGGGGGTTGTGGCGGGATGATGTGGCGGGCGATGGCGACTATTAGGAGAAAGTCGAGGTCTCCGCGTTGGGGGTGGATGCTCCAGGCGTCGGTTCGGTCCCAGGGTTGTACGTCTCCGTGGCAGAAGAGGCCGGGGCGGTTGAGGGCGTCGGTTGCGATCCATTTACACGCCTCGAGTACGTCGACTCCGACGAGGGTCCAGAGGGCGGCGATTGCTTCTCCGGCGCGTTCGAGCATTGCGATTGTGTTGGGGTCGTCGGGGTGGAGGTCTCTGGATTTTCCGGCGAGGCAGATAGACCAGGTTCGTGAGTTGTATCCGGAGGCCGCTACTGAGTAGGTGGTGTACAACGGCGGGACCATGTGGATAGTTTCGTTACTGTCGACTACACACGCGTAGGAACCCGGGTCGGGTCGGCGAGATATGAAACGCGCGAGGTCGAGCGCTGAGCCTGGGCCGGTGGAGCCTTCAGAAGTGTGAATGGAAACGGCCCAGGTCGGCGGGTTTTGTCGTGACGGGTAGAACTGTGGCGACGTGGGAGGGTTGTCCAGGAGATAGAAACTCACGCGACGGGAGCCGTTCCATTTGCCGGGCCGATGTCTTCGACAATGAGGGCGGCCATGAGTCCCGAAATGAGGCCGACGGTTCCGGAGCCGTTTATTCTTTGGAGGGTCGCGCAGACGGTCTGAGTTCCGGTTACTCCGGTGAAGTAGAAAGAAAACGCTATGCCGCTTTGGAGGTAGGTCCCGACCGCAGCGAAACGGTTGACCCCGTAATCAGTGCCGGAGGTGTTGTCTTTTCTCAATCGTGCCTGGTGAAGGTCGCCATTGTTGGTAGTCACGGTGGTCGCGCTGAATGTTGCTTTGTAGAGGCGATTGGTTGTGGCGGAGAATGCCGGGGTGTTGAGACAGACGGTCTCGATCGTGCTTACTGGGGTTGTTCCGGCCGTTGTCTGGGCTACGGCGACATAACCCCACGGGGTACCCCAGGGCCTAGCCCACCCGGTCGTAGCGCCGTAATACATCTCGTAAGAGCCGGTATCGGTGAGGAGTGAGACCAGGCCGCGAGTTGGGGCGGTGATTGCGGCCGACCTGGCGCTGGCGTTTGTGAACACTTGGACGGTCTGGTCTCTGACAAACGAGTTCATATTGGCGGCGGTGACCTCTTCGAGGGCGGCCCATGTTTTCCAGCCTGGCATTGTTTTGCCTTTCGTTATTTGAGGGAGTTAGCGAAGTCGAGACGGTTCGCGGGTGACGAGTTGAGTTTCCAGTAAGTCGCTGAGAACGTGAAGGGGTTCGGGATTGTCGAAAAAGAAACGGACCATCCGTTTCGCGCGTCGACGTTGTGGGTGAGGCCGTAGACCTGGACTGTGGTGAGAATGTCGGCCACGTCGAGAGAGAGTTGTCTCCCGATCATTTCGGAGGAGAGAAGAGCCTCGAAGATTGGGACGGCGGCGGTTCCGGCGTATTCGGGCTGGATGGTGAGGGCGGTGGGCACGCCTGGGGGGTTGTCTTTGAACCATAAGAGGCCGAGGGCGGCCCACCATGAGAGGTCGGCTTGAACTCCGAGGGTTGTGTTTTGTGTGATTCGGGAGAGACCGTTCGCGTCGATTGAAGGTTGACTTGAGGCGGTGGCCGAGGTGAGGCCGTCGGCGGTGGCGGTGATTGAGTTGCGGACCTGTCCGAAACCGATGGACGGGCGGGTCGCTGAGGTGATCGCTTCGGGGTTTCCGTTCAGGAGTGTGGAGACGGTTTCGATTCGTGAGGCGGCGAACCATTCGGGGCCGTAGGTGATGTTGCCGTCAGGGGTGACGAGGAGTAGCCCATATTCTGAGGTGACGACCTCTTGGACTTGGGAGAGTGCGTTTCCGGCGAGGGTGGTGGCACCCATTACTCGACCGCCCGCGCAGGTTTGGAAGATTCCGGCCTGGAGATTCGCTGAGGCGAAGATTCGGGCGAGGCGTTGGATTCCCGAGTCTCCGGCGCCCTGGGAGGTTGTGCCGCTAAGGTCGACGGCGGCGAGTCGGGAGAGAATGTCGGTTCCGGTGATGGTGGCGAACTGATCTTCCCAGACAAGAGACCAGAGGAACCCGGTGAAGACGTTGTAGCGGTTGCCGCCATAGGTAGTGGCGGTGAGTTGTAGGGGCAGACCGGCCCGAAGTTTCGAGAAGTACGGTCCGGCCGAGTTCGACGGGTCGAGGGTTCGTTCCGGGTCCCATAGGCGTAAAGAGACGTAGCCGGGTTGGGGGAGATAGAAGTCGCTAGCGGAAAGAGCTCCACGCCTCCAGGAGGCGCTCACGACCTGGCATTTCATGTCTACGAATTGGTCGAAGTAACCCTCGAGGAGGTTTCCGGCGGTCAGGCGCGAGAGGGTTGGAGAGTTGAGGGTCCATCCGTCGGAGTCACCGACCGCGAGTTTCACGGCGAGGGTCGGGGCGTAGTTCATGACCAGAGGCCCGCCGGTTTCCCGTTACGTGAGACCCATTCCTGGAGTTCCCGGACGATCCATGAGGCAATGTCCCCCCCGTCGGCGCCGGGAGGGCCGTAGACATTGATTGTGGCATTGAAGACGGTCCCTCCGAGGTTTTCGACGTTTTTGGGGATCGCGTTTTCTTCGATTGCCACCGAACTGCCGAGGAGGCCGCCGAGGAATCCGCCGAACCCTCCGAACGCGTCGCCGATTCCGCGTTTCACTGAGTTCCAGATTGTGTTGTAGATCCACTCCGCTAGGCCCTCGAGGACGTCTTGAATCCCGCCGAGGATCGTTTCACCGATAAGGCGGCCGACAAGGTTGAAAGGGTTACCGCCCTGGAAGACGATCGTCTTCAGGTTGTCCCAGGTGAAGTAGTTCCGAAGTGAGTCGGAAAGGTACGAGGTGAAAGTGTTGAATAGACCTTGTACGAGGTACACGCCGATTTGGGAACCTGAGGACCGGAAACTGTCTTTGTTTTGTTCGGCGGCCGCGGAGATTCCTCGACCTAGTTGAGCCATCCGGACAAGTAGACCCGGGTTTTCCTCTGTTCCTGTGCCCAAGATGGCGTCGGTTACCCATTTCGAGGCCTGGGCAGTCCAGGCGGAGAAGTCGGGGAGGTTCTCGTTCAGGTACGTGGTGACCTTGCCGGGTAGTTCCTGGATGAACTTGTCGATAGTTGGGAGAGACTCCTCCCATTTTTTTCCGAGTTCCTCGAATAGGCCGGAGAACCCTCCGACCCGGAACGCTTCGACGAACGTTTCGAGGGTGGGGAGAACCTTGGTTGAGAGAGCGTCGGTGATGGAAGTGAAGGCCGGGAGTAGGAACTCGCCGATTTTCGCTTTCATGTTCTCGAATTGAGCGGAGGCGTTTTTTGTTTTGTTTCCGAGTTGCTCTTGCTCTCGAGAGTAGGCGTCTCCTATCTCGATTCCTTTTTCCTGGAGTACCTGGAGGGT